AACCTCACAGAGTTCAGTAGTAAGCTGCATACGCTTTAATACCGGGTCATCTTTCTGGTTAACACAGGCGTTACCATCCGCAGTACGCTCAAAGAATTCTTCCCCATCTTCATACTGTGGTTCCATCTCTACGCTAATGAAACCAGAGGATGCCACGACTAGAGAAGAAGAACCAGTGACTGGCACACCGCAGACATCCACCATCACAAAGCGAATGACTGTACCCTTGATAGGGGTTGCACAAATCGCTGCCATTTTGTCAATCCTCCCAAGGGCTTATGTGTTTGGAACGCCTAATTCTACGATTGCGCCTACATGGCAGCAATCAAATCCGAGTACATAAGTCTGCTCTGCAATACTCTGTACAGTATTCTCAGAACGATCAAGTGAATCACGTAAGGTATTTACGCGTACCTCGCTATGCATTTCAAAGACAGCGCCAGTCGCATAAATCCATGTCGTTCCTGCAGTTGGGTTTGTCCCATCCGGGGCGGTCCCTGGGTACCCAGTGCCTGCCACAACTAGGTTCCCATTAAGCGTCTGCAATTGGCCCCGAACAACCCGCAGCAACCCCCATGCATCGAATGTTGGAATTGCCAGTCTTGGAATGTGAATGACGCCTTGTCCGTTATAGCAATCACCTAAAGCGTCTTCAACGAATCCAAGACTAGAGGCAACGTCATCCGCAGCACCAGTTACGGGCACTGTCTGCAGAGTGATGTTCTGTGCATCAAGGACCATTGCATCGGCAGCGAGGTGGGGCCAGACAACTGTCTGGGCAGCCGCAGTACCTACCCAGAAGGCAATCTCAGCCTGCCTACTGCTGTCCATCCGAAGTGCTTCATTTGCCAAGGCAATAACGTCCATTCCGACCGGTGAACAATCGAAACGGGCGTAGACCGTGAACGGAGTGGCACCACGTAATTCTAATCCGGTACTCGCAGCCTTTGTTGCTGGTGCGGGAGGAGAACCAATACCAGTTACTGCAATGCATTCATCGTACGTGGTATCTGCATTGTTGCAATTCGCAATCCACGTAACACCATTCTGCCAATGCGGACTTTGTGGTGTTGCAGCTTGCGCCACACTCAGTAACCCATATGAAGACGGAGAAAAGGCCAATGGGGAATCTATAAGTAACCTAGGTCCTGCCATTACCCCTCCTCCGTCTTCATACAGCTTACCAACTAATTCAGATTACAGACGGTCTGCGAATGCAGCTGCAGTGTTCTCATACCATCCGCGAACGCTGATCGCTGCCGTGTACAGTCGAGATTCATAACCGACACGCGCAACTAAATGGCAATCCTCGGTCCAAGCTGCAGTATGGTCATTCTCAGCATTCAGGACGGAGTCCCTGACCACGCCGAGGTCAAGTGTCAGACCATCACCACGAATGAACGTTCCGGCCGGGTAGAGCATGAACTGCACGGTGTCCGGCCAAGCAGTCTGCGCCGTAGCGTTACCCGGCTGGTTGGCACCACGAACCTGCCAGTCTCCGACCCACTGCGGAGCAATGCGCCGAACCCTGAAATAGTTCTCAATCTCCTGGTTAGTCACGGCAAGCTTATCTACACCGAACCGCCACGAGAGGTCAGAACGAATCATCTCACGAAGCCAAAGAGGGAGTACAACCTCAAGGATATCTTCGTCGCACAGACTGTAACGAGCACGGTAGTCCATACTCGCTAAGCTGAGTGCACCAAGAACCTGATTAGTAACCGGGATACCCTCAACGTTCAGGTCTGCGGCAGTAATGGCGACGGAAGAAAGTGCAAGCATTGATGCGATGATTCGTGCGTTCATTGCGTGGTCATGTGCCGCGAGAAGCAGTCGCAAGTAATTAGCGGTTGCCTCTGGGTAAGCATCATCCGTGAGGTTTCCGGCAGTAAGGCAGATGCCGTAGCACTCGAGCCTTACTTCATTGAATGTTGGACACGGAACACGCACACATGGCTTATTAGTTGATCCGGTGACCGTGAGGATGTCATCGGTCTCCGTCCAAAGCCACGGGTTAGTAGCACTGGTAAACGTTCCTGTATAAACGTCTGCCAACGACGGGCTAGTGGGGAACCGAATTCCACCACGGCTCACACCGATAGTGGGAAGGTCGATTAAGCCATCGGTACACGTAGCATTGAAGAACCCATAAAGGTTCTCAGACGGCGCGCACCATCCACCACCGGCGACCAATGCCTCTTTGGTGTCATCATTCACCAGACGACGGATCATCGCTTCCATCGTTGCCGGAGACGTCCTGTCGTCAACAACCATGGCATGAGGCTTGCGGATCGTGATGACCCTTGGGCCACCATCCGCCCGACCGGACTGACCAACTGGCAGACCACGTGCACGCCTCTGGAAAGCGTCCACCACGGCGTCAAAGGTGGTGAGATCCGAACCACTGGCCACGCCCGGGATGTCGACGCTGGCCGTTACACTGATATCGGAATTGCCACCAGGAATTGCAGGCTTGGGAGCATGCCTCGATGCGGCAGCAAGTGAGCGCTGCCCAGTACCCGGCATACGGTCACCGAGAATCTGAGTGAAAGCCTTGGTAACACCTTCTGCCGCTGCGGCTGCAATAGTGGTAGCAGACATACCCGGTTCAGTGCTGGTGCTCTGTGGTTCTACGGGAACATCACCATGAACTCGCCTAGTCAGTGCTGCCCTTTGCTGTTCCAGCTGGAACTTCTTTGCATCCTCATCTGCAACGCGCTTTACCTCACGGCTGGACTGCTCACCCTTAATACGGTCCATACCGGAGGAAAGTGCTGCCGCATACGTGATGTTCTCCTGAGACATCATCTCAGGAGTGGATACACGGTCGAACTCAGACATAGCACGGCTGAACAATTCGGTGAGTTCATCGGCAGGAATCAGGCTGAGATCCTGCGGAACGCTAACCAGACTCTCGGGCACTGGTTCCCTCCTATTATTAATAAATCTGTTGGTGGCTTACGCTGTTTTAGTTAAATAACAGAACAGGAATCATCAGGAGCATAGTACCAGGAATACTTAGGAACTTGACGTCTGTGCTGCAACACTTTCCCGTTGTGCTGCCGCTGCCTGATCAATCAATACCTGTGCGGCTTGTGCAGTTAAGTCTTGACGAATGATGGGTTTATTGCATGCACACATGTCACTTTCCTTCCCCATGCACGTGAGCGATTAGAGCATCCATCATGCTTCGCAGAGTAGCCTGATCGAATTGTGGCTCTACTTTATTATCATATTTGACATGTCCGGCAGCGGTAAGTGCGAGTTGTTTTCCACTTGCTACTCGTGATGTCATTTTCGGAACAGGGAACCCAGGCACGTTGACTGCCAGTAGCCCCACAAGCCTCAGCTTTCCACCGATGCGTCGCCAGTCCCCTGACAGCTGTCCCGAGGCGCGTAGCTCCCGCACACGGGCTTGCGTGACCCCAGGACGGACAGCACCAGATACCCAGATGCCGTGGCTGTCATTCCCGATCATGACGTCAGCGACTGCCGCACCAGTATTATCGTAATGCTCTGCCGCAGCATGGGCGGGGAGACTTAGTGCAGCATGCCCAGTACCAAGAGTGATCTGTCCTACAGCAACACGCGTTCCGTCTGAACAGATGACCTCACCCGTCATGAAGTAGGGATGAGTATCCTCAATCGGAGGAGTGACACAAGTATCCGCATAGCCAATGTGGCATTCTCCCCACACGGCAGCATGTCCAAGGATACGTCCCTCGTCTGAGACCATTATGCCAGTAGGCATATTGAGCCTTGGATTAGTAAACCACTCACTAGGTGGTGCTGAATCTGTTATCGTGCTATTCGTTGATGCTGCGGATGCAATGATTGCTGTGTCTTCTAATTGAGTGAAGGTATCCTCAAGCACCGCTATGGCAGCCTCGACAAATGCAGGTATATCACAAATGGTAGCGGCTCTAATCCGTCCACCGTGGAAGATAATCTTTTCAGGAGAACCGAACAACAAATCAAGAATGCTTGCTTCATCATCTTCTGTTTCATCGGATTCATTCTCTGGCCAGATTACTTCCATGTCAGCATCTGAAATATCATCTGCATCAATAGAGATACCATTCAAGAACTTATCCTTGACTAGCTGATAAACCCTCCTACCATCCTCCTCATTGATATTGAAGATACCCGATCCCATGATCTTATTACCATCACGCCAGATGTTGTCAATGCGACCAACATTTACAGCAATGGTATGTGGATCTCCACCATGTGAATCTTCTTTGTTCCAACGCAAAGGGATCGGAAGGTCTGCCCAGGTGAGTGCACCTTCCGCAAACTCTCGACCATCCCCGGTAGCCGTACCCTCAACAGCTAAAGCGCCTTCCCACACTGGGTATGATGTTGCTGTAGATTCTTCACCTTCAGATGCGTAAAGTGCTCTCATCTGTTCTTCCGCAGCTTCACGCGTTGGATGACATCCCTCTAATTCACCAGAGGTATCCTTGACAACCGCGTATGGTTCTTCACTAGAGCACTCGCTACTGTTATCTACGATGTGCCAAGGCATTTAGGTGTCCTCCTTACTCTGCTTCCCAGGAACACCATAGCGCATTTGAGCGCAGTAAGATTTGGATGTAAAACGAAGTGGCATTAATACTATGATTAAGGTGCAATAGGCAAAATAAGAAACCCTACCGATGTTACTCGGTAGGGCTACTTACGTGAGCCTAGTCCCGAACAAAACCTCAACTGCGGGCGCTGCGCACGAGCTCCACATTACGGGGTATTTAATGTTGAGGCTTGAGCACTCCCATCACGATCTCACTCACACGGGGAGCCCTTCGCACTGCGTAGCTTACCAGATCATCTAACGGACTCAGACCGGAGGAACTACCGGGTTTTCAGCATCAAGCGCCGTAGCCTGATCCACCAGCACGGAGAGGGCATCAACGGACGTCTGGAGAGTAGATAAGTCCACTGCGGGATTGGCTGCGAGAATAGCTGCAATATCATCCCGAATACCAGTCAACGCTGTACTGAGGCCTGCGCCAAGAGTATTGAGCTGCGCAGCAATAGTATTGATGTCATCCTGAGTAGCCAAGTGACTCATCCTTTCGAGGATAGTGTCTAGCTTTGTCATGAGTTCTTCGCTCATGTCATTGATAATGATTTGCAATGTTCCCACCTCTGCATAGCCATCCTATGCCTAACCAGAGGCATGATTCAAGGTAACACAAAAGAATTGTGACCCTCCAATAACTTTCCAGAGAGTCACAATTCTGTGTACCATATTCAGTTGTTAAGCCTCTCCAGTCCGTGTCCTGATTAGTTTAGACAAGGACGAAAAGGAATAATCATGTGCCACAGAACTGCAGAAACCCAATGCACACTACACAAACCTAATTCACAAAGAACTAGGTGGACCAACTGCATGAGGCCAGGTGACAGCTCGGTGACCTGGCCTCACGGCCAGCTGCCGGTCTACCGGTCATACTCCGACCAGCAATCACAGCATACCAAACATCTGGGACACCAATCATAATCTTTAACTAGACAGGGGGATGTCTTTGCTCTCTTCACCAATTGCAATCCTTATCCGATCAAACGTGATCGGACCTAGTCTCGCAATGCACTCTGACAATTGTGAAGCAAAAGATGCGTCAGCATATGCAAGACAGACATGTGCAACGAATGGTGAATGCTGTTCAGGTATTTCCAAATCACAATCGTGTACTACCTCTAATGCCACATAACTCATCATAACTAGTACGTTTTCAATCTCAGAAGCATCCCCTATGTTCAGTACCCAGGAGGGGGAGTCGCCTCCTGGGTTCCAATGTGCTACCCCAAACGCCTTACTAGTTATTTCCTCAGTTATAGCAAAGTCCTTCAGTTTCTGAGACATGCTACTTGCCAAGGATTCCATCATATCATCTGGAATATCCTTAGCCTCTCCTAGGAAAGCAAGAGTTAGGTGTAATTCCTCCACTGGTTCGTAACCTTCAATGGCAAGACGTTCGGCATCCTCCTGGGTTGGAACTAATGCAATCATTGCCTGTGAATGATTATCCGCAGAAGCAATCAATGCTTTTCTCTTTTCTTCAACAACATCTATTCCGTAGGTCAGCCAACACCTACAGTTATAGACTTCTCCCGCTGGCGCAGTTGGATCATATGGACCATCCATCCATTGACCGTGCACATCAAACATCTCTCGCAATGGGATTGTCTTATCTGCTACTGATGAGTGTGATGCACGAACTAGAAAATCAGAATGAGTACGCCATGTTTTCGTTGGGCTACGTTTTGATGTCAGCATCTGGGCATACTGTGATCTAATAATCATGTTGTGGAACTCAGATACTGCAATGAGTTCAGCAACATTCTCTATTGTGACTTCAATGATATCTGCCACAAGTTGATAGGTA